ACGGTGTTAGAGGCTGCGGTACTCATAGTGGTTAATGCGTCGTATCCTATAGCAATGTTATCCCCGCCTGTAGTGGCAGCGTCTCCCGCCTCGAATCCAATGTATATATTACCGTCCCCAGTCGTTATGGCAGTACCCGCTTCATCCCCAACACATACGTTGTAGTTGCCACCGGACTCGATGGTGTTACCCGCGTTTACTCCCGCAACAAAATTCGAGTTTCCTGCCGTGGTCGTAAAGATGTTCCCCTTAAAATCTACGCCCGTAGTCCCAGTCGGAATCTGCATAACCACAGCATCGGCGTCGTTTTTGACCGTGACATCCCCTGTAGATCCCTGCCCCGTTAGGATAAGACCTTCAGCCGAGGTGTATCCCATAGCTGCGTCATCCCCGGCAGCGGTATCTCCCGTAGCTAAAACCGTCCCACTAGAGGTAATATCCCCAGTAACTGTCAGCGCTCCAGCAGAAGAAAGCGCCATCTTCTCAGCAGCAGCTTCTGAAGCCCCTGTCTTAAAGGACAGCTTGGTAGCGTTGCTCGAAGAACTAAAGTCCCCTTCTGATACAGCAGCAATCTCGGCTGCTACAAGAATCGCATCCGTACCCGTACCTTCATCGGGAGCTTGGAATTGGATCTTTCCTATGATGTCATCCGCAGCGATGTCAGACTCAGCCGTAGACATGAGCAGAGTTGCTTCACTACCGTCTCCAGTCCCTGCGTTGTTAATACTTAGCTTAGTCCCAACATTGAGGTCGATTAGCGCATCGAACATTGCAGCGCCTGACCCGGCCCCGTCGCTATATACGGCCTTTACATCCCCGTTTCGTATAACGATTTCTGCTCCAGACCCCTGCTTAATTGACAGTTTATGCCCACCCGAAGTGGCGTTTTCTATGATCCAGAGCTTAGATACCGTGTTAGGTAGTAAGGAAACGGTACAGGTAGAATCCAGAGTCCCAGTGTATTTGACATACATAGAGCGCCCTGGGTCAGTAGCCCCATCAGCAATAGTGGTCGAGTGCGTATCCGCGTTGGTTGTTATGCCTTCTGTACCATAACTAAACGCTTCCCCAATCAACTCAAGATTGGTATTGGTGACAACGCCCCAATTACCGGACTCGTCTCCAGTACCCATTTCGTTTAGTCGTAAATCATTAACGTATGTACTTGCCATATTTATACCCTATGCCACCTCTTCCCAGGTGACGGTTTGTGAGTCATCTATATCAGACCACCCTGGAGTCTGGGAGTCATCCACAGAACTCCAAGTAACAGACTGCGAATCGTCCACCGCAGACCAACCAGGGGTCTGAGAATCATCAATGCTGCCCCATCCAGGTGTCTGCGAATCATCTATATTCCCCCAAACTAATACACTCTCTGTACTAGCAACGGCCTCAATCCCATCAGGGGTTATTGTAGCGTCCCCTGAAGTAGTAACGTCCCCTACCGCGCTAGTGCCAGCGACCCCCGTAGCGTCTACGGTAATCCCCAGCCGGACAGTGACGGAACCTACGGCGCTAGTTCCAGCTATTCCCGTAACTGTAACGCCAGCAGCGCCCGTTACGGTGACTGACCCAAGCCCGCTAGTCCCCGCTGCGCCTGTAACAGATACTGAAACTCCAGTACCTGCGGTTATTGTTACTGAGCTAATTGCAGAAGTTCCTGCAACCCCAGAAACAGTAACACTAGCGCCGCCCGAAACCGTTACAGAGCCTACTGCCGAAGTGCCCGCAGAACCCGTAGCACTTACGGTTGCACCGCCTGTAGCCGTTACCGAGCCAACGGCAGAAGTCCCGGCCACCCCCGTAGCACTTACGGTGACCCCAACTCCCTCAACAATCGAAACAGAGCCAACCGCGCTGGTCCCTGCTACTCCAGTGACACTTACGGAGACAGCCGTTCCACCCCACGGCCCACTACCCCAAGTATCACGGCCCCATCCGGTAGCCATCTCTTACTAAGCGATCCTTATAATCGCATTACTCGCATCTGCTGCTGGGAACGTAATCGTAAAGTCTCCCGCAGTCGAAGTCTTATCGGAGCTAAAATTAAGTACTAGAACAGCCCTATTAGCTGATCCTGCCGTAGTGGAACTGTTGTATATCAGCGCCCCTCTAGCTGTAATCGTAGAACTACTCCAAGTGCTATCCGCAAAATCAGTCAACGCCGTAGTCGATGAAGTTGTCGGAGTAACATTTGTAAGTGAGTTTCCACCAGCAGAGTAGTTAGTCCCAGATACCTCATTACTCGTAGAATACGCCGTAGTGGAAGCCCCCAAACTCGCGGAGGATGTAAACAACGCAATCTTAAAAGTATTGCCTGATCCTGTGCTTGTAGAAGTACCGCCCCCAGAACCGCTTGTAAAATTGTGTATTCCTTGCAGAATCTCCTGCTTAAAGGAAGTACACAACGCTTGTGATATTGCCATTTATATATCCTCTAACACCCTCGCTACATGAGCGAAGCCTTCTCGTTGCAGTTTTGATTTAATTGTTGTTCTCTCGCTAGCAGCTACTTTCTGAAAATAGTCCATCAAAAGAGCTTTAATACCCGCTTTATAAGCCAGAGCTTGCTCACGAATAGGCATCGGAGCATCCATAGATACCCCTACTATGCGGTTTACCGCTGCTTCAGCCCATTCTTCAGCGTTCATACCCCTATGACTTGTAGTGATTACCGTAGGGGAACTCACAGATGTTTCTAAATTAAACAACGGCTCTCCTTCTCTGCCCTGAACGGAAAGTATCATCCAGGTTCTTAAATTCAGCTAAATCCTTGAGCAATAGCATAGCGGTATCGTACCGCTTCTGATATTCCTGCATCATATCCGGCTCTCCCTTCATAAAGGTGTAAGCCTCTAAAATGCCCCCATACAAAAGCGCAGAACTGTAGTTATCCCCTAGCCACGTAGTCCCGCTAGATGCAGCAGTTATAGACTCTGGGTAGTAGTAATAATGGAGCTCCATCGTATACCCAGAATCAGGCGTTGGACCGATTATTAAAGTGGTGTCGTCAAAAAGACCATAGTACTTAGGCAACCCTTTATCGGAAGCTACGGCTGGAAACGCCTCACGGATAAAATTCACATCCTTATTGAGTAAGTAGCTGTAATTACTACTAGAATCCAGAACAGCCAAAGAGAAGGTATCCAGCCAATCAGTAGGGAGCGTTAAATACTGGTTCCCAGAAGTGAGCGTGCCCGTCACATTCTTACGCAGGTAGGCGATCTGAACCGAATTATATATCCGCTGTTCAGCTTGCGTGATAAACACATCTAAATCTGTGGAATCAAATTCGTTCTCCACATACGACTGGATCGCGGCTTTTAACTGCGAGTAGTTCATAGTTAGTTCGAGTTCTTACTGAACCCAGTCCCCTTTGTAGCTGCACCCTTACCCGTCATTTGCTTGGTCTGGGTATTAGGGATGTTATTCGGGTACCCAAATCCAATGTCTTTTGGAAGAGGCACGTTCTTAGGTTGCCCTTTGCTATATCCTTCTTTACTTGGCATATCTAACTCCTTATGAAGTCGTAACGGTTACATCTCCTACAGATCCTACAGCCTTTAAAGCGTTTGGTGTAAGACCATCATTGTCCACCATACCTACAGGGTTCCAACCCCACTCAATAACTCGACTACCGCCGCCAATAGTCCCTGTATCTGTCAAACCAGAAGCAGCGTAAGAAGTATCGGGGCGCGGGTTCTCTATAGCTTGCGGGTCTGACACTGGATACAACCCAACAAAGTTTTGCGGATGATCTGGTTCCCAACACTCGGGACACACCCACCAATTTGTGCTCTCCCCGCGCTTAACTAACTCCTTTAACTTCTTCTTTTTATACTGCCACCCACACCGATCACACTCAGCAATGGCTAGTCTATCAGACGCATACTTAGCCATATCAATTCACATGGTACACACGAGGCTTCATATACATGGACGTTTTATCCCGGTCTTCATCCGAAGCAAGCATCCAAGCCTCGTCGTACATCGCTTTAAGCGTAGGTATACGTTCCACAGCCTGAGGTATCTTCAGAGACAAGTGGTACGCTAACCCTGCGACTAAAGCAGGAAGGAACCTAAATGGAACATCCATTGTGTTCACCCCGTTTCCTGCATCCAAGATCCTCGCCAATCTCCAGTACACCAACGTATACGTTTCAACACTATCAGGAACTGGCCATAAAGTAACTGTCGGGTACTGCACTACAGACGAAGAATCCGTAGCCCCGCTATTCCTATCTATGTAAACCAATGTTGGTTTACCTGTAGCGTTTTTATTAGGTATCGCTGCGTAATCAGACACAGAAATACGAGACAGATACTGATCGTTCTGCGTCGTACCTGACCCTGTGCGTATAACCTGCTCAATAAGATCTACCGTAGTTATAGGTAAATTATATGAAGCTGTGTCTGCCGTAAGAGTCTGAGTACCTTGTTCAATCGTCCATAGGTTAATGCCACGATTGGCCCACTCTGCAAACAGTAGATTTAAAGACCGTCTAGCAGTCTTTAAGTCATACCCCGAGCGCATTTCTGATCCTGCCCGCTCAAACGCCTCTTCTACAATCTCATTGAGATCGAGATCAAAGGTCGCTGTAGAGGAAGTAGCCATGTGTCCTCCTCAACCACTTACGCATGGAATACGGTCATACTTGTGAAGGTAGCTGTCGTGTACTGGATGTATCCCCCAGAAGGGAACACCACCCCTTCTTCGGGGATAGTCACATCCCGCGTCACAGTGGCCGAAGCCACAGTCCCTAACTTCATCAAAGTGGTTCCCGTAGGTGACGTAGTAGTAAACGATATAGTTCCAGCAGTCCCTGAATTAACAATATACGCGCCCTTAAGCCGCATACGCCCTGCGTAAATAGCATCTGCAACCGAAGCATTTACTCCCGCTGAGACGTTCCCCGCACTAGCTCCATCAGTCGCTATCTGGCTCACCGTTTTAAAATACTTCGACCCTGTTGCTGTACCCGCATTAGCCCCTGTTATCTCTTCAGTCTGGGCATCGCCGTTTACATCTGTGCCTGTGACTGTAAACGTATCTCCAGAATCGTCACCAGCGCTAAGGATAGTGACTATTCTTCCAGCATTGAAGGTACAAGAGCCCCCGCTAGCGAGGGCTCCACCGATAGTTAAGTTCCCAGCACCACTTAACGTGGCTGCTGCCGAGATACCATCAGCATCAAGAGCTACGGAATCAGCAGTTATAAATACTGACGTAACATCTGATAGTCCCATTATTCACCTC